TTTCAGCCACTTCACCCGACCTATGGATCTCCCCCTTCGCCTACCAAAGTTTCCTCATGGTCGATGCCGCATGCGACCGCTGGCTCAAACGCCGCGCTGCCCAGCGCAAACACCGCGATGAACGCGCTGCTCGTCACCTACCTAGTACTCATCCTGCTGACGGTGTGTGTCATAGTGATCCTCGAAAACAATAACGACCCCTTCGCGTGAAGAAACAACACCACATCCCTAACGCCCCCGAGGTCGAAGCCGCCGTCATTGGCAGCCTCATGTCGGAGCCTAACCTCATCGACGAGGTCGCCGGCCTGCGCGATGAGTTGTTCTTCACCCCAGCGAACGCCTTGGTCTTCGCCACCATCCGAGACATCCGCGCCGCCGGTGGCGTCCCGAACGTCATCGCCGTCACGCAGGTCATATCCGCAAACGGCCGTATGGATTTCGTCGGCGGACCCGGCGCCCTCACCGACCTTCTCTCCAAGTCCGCCGGCGGACCCGCCGCAGTCGAATACCACGTCCAAACCCTGCGTGATCTCCATGCCCGCCGCAGTATCTTGGGCGCCGCGCAGAACATGCTCGCCGCAGCCAGCGACATGTCGCAACCCGCGGACGATGTCCTCCAGCACGCCGGAGAGTCCGTCTTGTCGCTCTCCCTTGGCCAGAGCACCGACAGTATGCGCCCCGCGTCTGCCATCGTGCCCAGCATGATGGACGAGTTGGAGAAACTTATGACCCCCGGCCAAAAGCTCGGCGTCGAGACCGGCTTCAAGGCATTCGACTACATCACCGGCGGTCTTCGTCCCGGTCAGCTCACCATCGTTGCTGGCCGTCCCGCCATGGGCAAATCCGCGTTCATGCTCAACATGGCTGAGAACATGGTCCGCCGTGGCGTCCCTGCTTTGTATTTCAGCCTCGAAATGCCAGCGAACGAGCTGTCCACCCGCGTCGTCCTCGGACGCGCTGAGACCAACATCGAAGTCATCCGCAACGGCTTCTTGGATCACGCCAGCAAGCTCCGCATCAGCACCGCCGCCGATCAATTCGCTGCCGAGCCGCTCTACGTTGATGACCGCGGTGGATTGACCATGCTCGACATCCGCGGCCGTGCGCGCCTCGCCGTCCGCCGCTGGGGTGTCAAAATTATCTTCGTCGATTACCTCCAACTCGTCAGCCACACCGGCGCCCAAAGCCGCGAGAACGAAGTGGGCTTCGTCTCCCGCGGCCTCAAAGCCATGAGCATGGAGCTAGGTGTGCCGGTTGTCGCCGCCGCCCAGGTCAACCGCAAGGCCGAAGACCGCAGCGACAATCGTCCCAAGATGTCCGACCTCCGCGAGTCTGGCAGCATCGAGCAAGATGCCGATCTCGTCTGCTTGCTGCACCGCCCCTGCTACTACAGCGCCGACCAAGAGGCAGAGCCTGATCCCCAAGACGCCGAGCTGCACATCGCCAAGCACCGCGCCGGAGCGACCGGCAAGGTCAACTTGGTCTGGCGCCCGCGGCTGACCCGCTTTGAGAACGCTGCCCTCGGCAACCGGCTGACGGACGGCGATGTCTTCGCGCCTTCACCGAAACTCTGGGAGGCGATCAATGAATAGTCGCGCGAAGGGAGCCCGCGGCGAACGCATGTGGCGCGACCAATTGCGCGAAGCATTCGGCGACTCCGGTATCCGCCGCGGCCAGCAGTTCAGCGGCCTCGGCGACTCGCCCGATGTTGTCTGCCCATGTCTCCCCGATATCCACTGGGAGGTCAAATTTTGTCAGGTGACCAAAGTCAAAGACTGGATCGCCCAAGCCATCCGCGACGCCAAGGACAAGCTCTTCCCGGTCGTCGCCCACAAGCGCACCGGCGAGGACTGGCTAGTCACTCTGCGCGCGTCCGACTTCCTCACCATCCTTCGCCGCTCCGATTTTCTAGTCCCAACACAAACACAAACACCAACCACATAAACACCATGGCACAAAAAACCATAACGACACCCGTGGGCATCGCCCGCTATCCACACCTCAATCGGCCCGACACAAAGTATGCCGATAAAAATAAGCCAGACGGAGACTACAAGGTCATTCTTGAAATGTCTTCCGAGGACGCCGAGCCGTTCATCAAGGAAATCGAGTCAATGTTCAGCGAGTTTGTCGCTTCCAAGAAGGCAGAGATTCGCAAGGACAAGCTCACAATCGCGCCGCCGCCCTGGGAAGAAAACGACGGCATGGTTCAGTTCAAAATCAAGGTCTACGCAACGTGGACTGACAAGGAGGGCGAAAAGAAATCCCGCGCGCCCAAGCTGTTTGCCAAAAATGGCACAGCCACTGACAACATCGGCGGCGGAAGCAAAATTCAAGTTGCGGTGGTTCCGTATTTTTGGCCGGGACCAGGCAAGCCGCTCGGCACCAAAGGCTGCGGCATCACGCTTCAGCCCAAGGCCGTGATGATTCACGACCTCGTCACTTGGGGCGATGGCGGCAGCGCAGAGTCCTACGGCTTCGATGTCAGCGAGGCGAAAGCTCCCGCAGCCAAGACCGGCACCGACGACGCAGAAATCGACTGGTAACTCATATGCCAGCCAAAACACCACGCAAGGCACCCACGCGCAAGGCTAAGGCGGTCAAACCCGCCGAGCCCGACCGCTTCACTGAGGACGGACGCAAAATCGTCCGCCTTGAAAAGACCCGCGCTCACCAGAAGTATCCGTTGAAAGACGGCACCGACGTTCCCGGCGCCAGCACCATTGCCAAGATCGGCGAGGACAGCAGCGGCCTAATTCATTGGGCCTGGAAGCTCGGCATGGAGGGGCAAGACTACCGGAAGGTCCGAGACAAAGCGGCCGACATCGGGACGATTGCCCATTTCAAAATCGAGTGTTTCCTGCATAATCATGAGCCCGACCTCTCCGAGTTCTCCGCAGCGGACATCGAAAAAGCGACCATCGCCTACAATAACTTCCGTCGCTGGTGGGACGAAGAAGGCTTCACGGTCATCGAGCCCGAGGTGCAATTAGTCTCCGAGGAATACCTCTTCGGCGGAACCATCGACGCACCCTCGCGCGACCGTGACGGCAAGATCGTCTTGTTGGATTGGAAGACGAGCAAAGCCATCGTGCCCGCCCACAAGATCCAGCTCGCCGGCTACGAGCAGCTCTGGAACGAGAACCGGCCAGACATGAAAGTCCAGCGCCGCGGCATCGTTCGCATCGGCAAGGAGAGCCCGGATGACTTCGAGGTCTCTTGGATCTTCTCCGCGGAGCCGTTCTGGGAAGTCTTCAAGGCTCGCCTGTTCCTGCACTACGCGAATCTGCGCCTCAAGAAAGCCGCCTAACAATGACCAATTTGGCAACGTCAGCCAGCATTACGGGTCGCAACCGTGGGCTACAATGGCGTGACAGCAGGAGAGACTGCACGCTTTTTACACGTTGAAACATTTCTAATGAAACGCACCGCCCGCCGCTTCGTTGTCCGCGAGCAGACATTCGGTCTGCATGTGGAGTTCTATGCCGGAACTCCACAAGCGGCGGCGCTGCGGCGGTGTGCTGCGATGATGGAGCTGGACGCCAACGACCCAGACAACGCCGCGGACGACTCTGCGTGCGCCTGGGCGCTCTGCAATGGCAACTGGGCGTGCGTCTGGCTGGAAGACGCCACAGACACTGGGTCACTCGTCCATGAGCTTTATCACGTCACACAGGACTTCCTAAAGCACATCGAAGCGAGCGACGAAGAAACCGGCGCTTACTTGATCCAATACCTCTACCGCGAAGCCCGCCGGAGGCTCGACCGCAAATGAAAGCCACCCTGGAATTTAGCATCCCCGAAGAACAGCAGGAGCATCAGGTCGCGCTTGATGGATGGAAATGGAAAGCCGTTGTGAGCGAAATCGCCGAGAGCATGCGAAGCCATCTCAAGCACGACGATGATCTGCATGATGAAGCGGCCAAGGCTCTTTACAACCTACGCAACGAGATTTTCCGCAACATCGAAGACCGAGGACTGGAGCTTTACGAATGAGCGCAGGCAAAGGCGACACCCCACGTGCGGTGAATGGCACCCTCTTTCGCCGCAACTGGGACGGAATTTTTATGAAGAAACCCAAACAGTATCCCGATTGGATATGCAACCAGTGCGGCCGGCTTCACGGCAAGCGCCCCGAGGGCAACTCCGTGGCGACCTACCATATCGGCCGGTGCGGCGTCTGCGGCACTGGCGGCATCGAGGTTACTGAATGCCGGGACTTCGGCCACCTGCGTGAAGGATGGGACAAATGACCAGCGCCGTCCTCATCGCCCTCGTTGGCTTCGCCTACTTCGCCGTTGCGGTGGACCAAGCGTTTATCCACCACAATTTTTGGAACGGTCTTATCTGGCTCGGCTACGCAGTAGCACAGATCGGCCTCTGGCACGTTACCGTGCAGCCCTAATTTATGGAGAAGTACAAAATTATGACACCCGAAATCGAAGCCATTGATCAAGAAATCATGCGCCTCAAAGCACTTCGGGCCAGCATGGTCGCCAAAGCGGCCAAAAAGAAAGCAGACGCGCTCTGCGCCGAGATGGCCAAGCGCAAAGCAAGGAAATGACTTTAATTGACGGCACAAGCGGGTTCTTGCCGCGGTTCATGTGGTGTGGCCGCGCGGACATACCGGAATGCCCAGCCCCACGGAGCAAGACCAGTGGGGCGCCGTCACACTTTCAATGATCGCCTTCCCGCCCAGTCCATGGCGCGCTGAGGTGCAGGGCAACGGCACCTGTCGTCTGCTCTACATCGACCCGCAGGGCGGCATGTCCAACGACATATGGACCTTCGTCCGCGAGAAAGACGGCGGCGCGGTCCATGTCGAGACCGGACAATTCAATTTTAGCGAAAACCCCACGCTGGAAATCGTGGGTATCGAACTTTAGGGCACCGGGCCGGCTTAACAACAGCCTGGGGAGGCTGGCGGCTGCGCAGTCGCACCGGCTCGGCGCCTTACTACTTTGGAAAACGCACACAAATCCCGCTTCACGCCGACCCCGCATCCGGTCATGCAGGTGGATTATGACATCCTCTCGCAACTCGGGCCGGAGGAAGGCTGGCAATACCTCAAAAAGCGCGAAGAATTGATCGCGCGCGAGGCCAGCGATCCGTTTCGCTATGGTTATGTCCCGCCAATTTGGAAGCGCGCGTCCGAGTTGCTTGATAAGCACCGCGAATTGCTGGTCATGGGCGGAAATAGGAGCGGAAAAACGGAATGGGCAGCGAAGGAGGTCATCAAGACGCTCTACAGCAAGCCGGGATCGACCGTGTGGTGCTTTCAAACGACCGCGCCCAACTCGATTGAGTTGCAGCAGCCGCGCATCTGGAAATATTTGCCGCCGGAATGGCGCAATGCCCGGAAGGGACAGGTCACAAATATAACATTCAGTGTGAAAGGGGGCTTTACAGAAGGCAAGCTGGTCACCCCCCAAGGCTCAGTGTGCGTTTTCCGAAATTACGCTCAAGATCCTAGCACAATTGAGGGCGGTGAGTGCGATGCGTGTTGGTGTGACGAATTGGCGGGCCTTGATCTAATTCAGACGTTGCGATTTAGGCTTGTTGACCGCAACGGAAAGCTGCTCGTCACATTTACTCCGATTGAAGGCTGGTCGCCGACCGTGGCCGACTATCTCAACGGCGCCAAGAACGTCGAAGAGGTGGACGCCGAGCTGCTGACCCGCAAGGACGCCGAAGGCAGGGTCATCGGCTACGAGCAGGTGCCCATCGAGCAGATCAACCCAAAGGGCCGTCCGATCATTTACTTCCACACCAAGCTCAACCCTTGGGCGGGCTGGACGCGCATGCGCAAGGAGCTGCAGAGCGAGACCCGCGAGAAAATCCTCACCCGCGCCTACGGCGTGCCAACCAAAGCCATCGCCGGCCGCTTCCCGCTGTTCAATCCCAAGGTCCACGTCATTCGCCATTCTGAAATACCGAATGGCACAAAATATCACTGGGTCGATCCGGCGAGCGGCAAGAATTGGTCGATGCTTTGGACCGTCTTCGACCCAGCCG